GTCAAGAACTATTTTTAGATGTCGTTAATTTCTTCACCAGTTTTGTGGGCCTCTTCCTCCCTTTCGTCTGGTGTCAGTGCTGACTCTGGCCCTATCTTCAAAGTTTCCCAATCCATGAAAGAAGTGAATGTTCCCATCTTGCCACTTCTCATTTTTGTACAGTTAAATGTCATAATCGCATCTTCTGTTTTCCACGTATCAATTGTAAACGCTGCGTCTGCCGCGTCAAGAATACCTTTCGCAAAGCGAGCTTCGCCGGTGGCATCTATCTGATATGGGCTGTAAACTGGTACTTCATATTCTTGAGCCATTGATTTCAATGCTTTACTTACTTCTATCTGCTCAGTCCAGTCGTACTGACCTGCGCGTGACGGAAGATTGGAACGTTTTACTTGGTTGATATAATCAACAATAATTACACCAACGTTCATTGCGCTTTTTATCTTTTTATCAAGCTCGGCTCGAATCTTCGACAAAGTAAGAGAAGCATCGTAGACTACGTCTAACTGTTGAGTCGGGAGAAGCTCACAGTTAGTTTTGAGTTCGTAGTGTAGACGATCGAAGTCTCGATGCTCCTGATACTCAATCAATTTATCTTGCCCATCCACAAAACGGCTTGCCCACCAAGCCGCGACCTTCTCCCATTCCAGAATACTGAGGTTTCTCTTTCGTATTCTCTCATGAGAAATGCCTGTAGATATTGAACAACATCTTTGTAGAATTTCTCGACTATCCATCTCGATTGTGAAATAGATTGCCGACTTTCCACTTTCGTAAACCGTATTAGCAATGTTACAGCACGTAATGGATTTCCCTGCCCCGCGGCGACCCCCGACAAGAATCAAGTCTCGGGGAGAAAACTTGAATTCTTCGTCGAACGCGGAGTTCATACCGAGGGGCAGGTACTTTTCCAACTCATCTTCAGCAGGAAACAGGGAAATACGTTGCATACTTTCCTGGGGCTGCTCTAGCTCTACTTTTTCTTCTATGTCTAGAACAATCTGATGCAGATGAGATACCGACTCTTCCGCATCTTCAAAAGATATGGAATGGTCAATATATTTCTCAAGAGAGGCGAGAATCTCTTTTTGAGTATACTCGTTCTTGAGATACTGAAGCAGCATAGAAGCCTCTGCTTCAACTTCCAGTGCTTCGATAGCGAGAAGTTTTTCTTGCGTAGCACTGTCCCGAATCTCAAACTTTAAATCCTCAAATGTAGGAACAGTATGATACTTCTGGGAGTGTCCATCAATAATACTAAAGATGGTGTGGTACTCGTTGGGTAAATAATGCTTACGCAAGTAACTCCAGGTGTCTCCATCCTGAAGCACAATAATCTGTTTGATTAATGCAGAAGCAATATTCAATTAAGTTCCCCGAGTACATAAAAAAGCAACCGCAACGCACCCGCTACGGTTGCTCAAAAGAAAATCTACTTAACCAGCAGCCTTTTCTTTCTTTGAAGCGCCATCATAGTCAGCGGCTGAAAGGCCACGACGAGTTAGCATAGTCTTAACACCGCGAGCAGTCTTGCCGATTGCCTCTGCGATTTCTTCAACAGTCATTCCGGACACATCACCGAGGTCTGCCAAAGGATCTTCCTTAGCTCCGCCCTTGGTGTGCTCTTGTCGAGGAATAGCGTCGATTTCACCTGAACGAAGCAGGCTGAGAGCCTTACCACGTACAGAGTTTACAGAACGATCAAGAGCTTCTGCAATAGCTTCAACGAAAGCACCGTCGTTTACCATAGAGATAAACTTAGACTCCTCTTCAGGAGAATAGGTACGAACAGTCTCAACCTTAGGTGCAGGTTTAACGTGATCGGTCAATTCCATAGACAAAATTTTGCCTTGGATAGACTTAGCGGAAAAAGCTCCGCCTTCAAAATGCTCAGCAATTTGAGCATAAGTATACTCACCGCTATTGTCAGAGACAAAAGCAGAAAGAGTTGCTTCTTGATCTGCACTGAAAGCGCGAGAGGATCGAGAAGATGCCAATTCTACTTCATAGCCCATTTTACGGAGCTTGCTAGAGATAGAACGGGTAGAAGTCTCAAGATTGTCTGCTGCTTCAGCAACAGTGTCTTGGGACACGGGGCTCTCGTCACCGACGAAAGCTGTTAATTGAGCTGTACGCTCATCAGTCCACTTAGGAAGTGCCATATTAGTGTTCTCCTAGAAAGTCACTTAGATTTGTTACAATAGTTATGCCAGAGTCTCTGGC